AATTGGAAGATTCAGACCTGAAGAGAATTGACACTCTGAAAGGTTTATTGTGAACAGAAAAGAAATTCTTGCTCAGGCAACGAAGTTGACTATGGGAGATCGCAACGAATCTCACGGTGAGCCGTATGCCAACCATAAACGAATTGCTGATATTTGGTCGGCAATCATTGGAATCAAAATCACTCCATACCAAGCAGCTTTGATGATGGCTGGTCAGAAATTGGCTCGCGCAGCATATAAGCCACTTGAAGATTCATTTGTTGATTTGGCTGCTTACGCTGCCATTGCAGGGGAAATTGCTTCTGTCGGTGGCGAAATTGTGCCAACCAAAGAAGTGGAGAAAAAACAATGAGAGATTTGGTTGTTTTAGTTCCTAGCCGAGAAAGACCTCACTCAATTGCCAAATTGATGGTGGCATTTGAAAAGACAAAAACCGAAGCAGATTTGATAGTTGTCGTTGACGATGACGAACCGCTAATGGATAGATACCTTGAGCTTGGTTGTGACATTTTTCCTGTGCATAAAGAAGGCAGAGGAATGGCAAAACCACTCAATAAAGCAGCTTCACATTTTGCCGACAAATACCGAAACTTTGCATTCTTAGGCGATGACCACAGACCACGAACAAATCATTGGGATGCCAGTTTTGTCGATGTCTTGGCTGAACTTGGCACAGGCTTGGTCTATGGCAACGATTTGATTCAAGGCGAAAGACTTGCCACAGCCGTTGCGATGACGGGCGACATCGTGAAAGCTCTCGGCGGTATGGTTCCACCAAATATGATTCACTTATATTTGGACAATTTCTGGATGCAACTTGGCAAAGACCTTGGCGCATTGAAATACCTTGGGCATATTGTCATTGAACATCTTCATCCTGTTGCCGGGAAAGCAGAATGGGATGAAGGATACAAAGCCGTAAATGCCGAGGAAATATATTCAGCAGATGCCAAGTCATTCTATGAATACATTTCATCACAGGAATATCAAGATTTACTTTCCAAACTGAGAAGCTGACAATGAGAGTTCGTCTTCGACCTGCTCATTCGCCAGAGCAACTTGCTCATATTTATGACACGCCACATAATCATTCACAATGGGCTGATCATCGAATTCGTGTTCAGATGACAATTGCTTTTGCAAGTTATTTTGGAGAAATCAATCGCGTTGCTGATTTATCGGCTGGCGATGCAACCATCATCAATGCCATCAACGCCAAAGAAAAATATATTGGCGACTTTGCACCGAGATATGAACTAACTGGCCCAATTGATGACACCATTGAATTGATTCCCGAAGTGGACTTGTTCATCTGCTCTGAAACCATTGAGCATTTAGATGATCCAGAAGCCACGCTCGTCAAGATTCGCGCCAAGACCAAGGCAATCATTGTCACAACTCCTGACGGTGAAACCAACAACCATAATGCTGAACATTATTGGGGTTGGGATACGCAAGGAGTCAGTGAACTTCTGACAAGCGTTGGCTTTACGCCGACGATATTTTCACGGGTTGATTTCCTCAACCCAACATCAACATACAATTACCAAATCTGGGGGGCAAAATGAAAGTTCTCATCACAGGAAATCAAGGCTTTGTTGGTCGTCATTTCACCAAGCGAATGCTTGAAGAAGGTCATCGTGTGACGACAATTGACATCGCCAACGGTGGCATTGATGCCAGAGATTTCTTTCGCAAAGACAACACGCAATTTGATTTGGTCATTCATCTGGCTGCTGTCGTTGGTGGTCGCAAGATGATTGAAGGCGAACCACTTGCGTTGGCCGTTGACTTGGCCATTGACTCCGAAATGTTTACTTGGGCGCTTCGAACTCAGCCCGGCGCAATTGTTTATTATTCATCAAGTGCTGCATATCCAATTCTTTACCAGCATCAACTTACTGGCAGAGCATTAGCAGAAGATGATATTGATTTGAATTTTGTGATGACACCAGATTATTCATACGGTTGGGCAAAACTCACCGGTGAAATGCTTGCAGCTCACGCCAGAGCCAAAGGTTTGAAAGTTCACATATTCCGACCATTCTCAGGTTATGGAAGTGACCAATCACTTGATTATCCATTCCCGTCATTTATTGCCAGAGCCAAAGCAAAATCTGATCCGTTTGAAGTCTGGGGTACAGGCGAGCAGGTGCGAGATTTCATCCACATTGATGATGTAATTGAGGGAACCCTTGCTGGAATCAAAGCTGATATTCGAGTTGCCAACCTCTGCACCGGAATCCCCACCACATTCAATCAGCTCGCTCAAATGGTGATGGAAGTGGCTGGATACAAAGGTGAGGTTGTCAATTACCCCTCAGAGCCTTCTGGTGTCCATTACAGGCTCGGAAACCCCACCTATATGGAATCCTTCTATACCCCGAAAATCTCGCTTCTGGAGGGCATAGAACGCGCTTTCGCTGGCTAGAAGCTGCCCTCGCTCGCCAGCCTCATAGAAAAGAACCCCAATCGCCTACCCTGCGCGGTTGGGGTTCTTTTCCTATTGTGGCGCAAGACACGCCAAGAAATCTTGTTCCTTGATACTGGCAATTTGACTTGTCGGTGCTAAAGTTGACCCCAAGAGAGTTGCTCAGGGCAACTCGCCAAACGCAGGGAGTAAAAATGTCAATCGAAATGCCAAAAACCGCAATTGCTATTTGTTCAGAATGCTCAACGGATCAATTGGTTGCTTGGGGCAGTTATGGTTCTGAAAGCTCTTGTTATGTTTGCAATGCAGCTCCAGTCAAGTTGAATCGAATCGCATAATGTCAATCTTCATTCTTGGTTTGATTGCAGTTCTTTCCATCGCTTACGCAATCATTTGGTTTGACCACGAGGTCAACCACGATTCAAACATTGAATCCATTGAAGAATTTCGCAAGTTTCAAAACGCGCTACGAAAGAAGGGCTGAAATGATTATTTGGGAAGTTTTTGGAATGTCATTGCTTCTTGGTTGGACACTAGGAATCATCTTCGGTGGTGCATCAGAAGCCCACGAAAAGAACAAAGAAATTGCTCAATTGAAAAATGACCTTACTCTTGCCTATCGGGAAGCCGATGAAGTGCGTGAAGCCCTCCATCTTTACACACTTAGCCATCCGTCACGCTTGGCGAAACATTGAGCAGAGCCAAGCAAAAAGGCACATCGGCTGAGTCTGCGCTCGTCAAGTTCCTCAAGACCACCTTTCCTCTTGCGGAACGACGAGCGTTGACTGGCTCAAATGACCAAGGCGATATCACGGGAACTCCGCGACTTGCTTGGGAAGTCAAAAATCAAAAGTCATACAAATTTTCTGAATGGATCAAAGAAACAAAAGTTGAAACAGTCAACGCCAATGCCGATTTTGGTTTTCTTATTGTCAAACCCAATGGCGTTGGCTTAGAAAAAACAGGTTCGTGGTGGGCTGTGATGGAAGTTTCTGCTCTCATCGAATTGCTGAGAAAGGCTGGATATGTTGATGCAGGGCTTTGATGTCATCTCATTTCCTAAGTTTCCACAAGCCAATTGTGCTGAAATGGCTGATCCAGATTTCTTCTTTCCTAACTCTGGAGTAGAATTGGAACAGCGCTTGCCAGCATACAAGGAGATATGCGGAAGTTGCATTCATCAGACAGAGTGCTTGACTTATGCTCTTGACAATCAAATTTTTGAAGGGATTTGGGCAGGAACAACTCCTGACCAAAGAAGAGCCATCTGGCACGAACAAAACAAGGAGGAACGCCGAAACAAACGATTCAGGGAGATTCAATACCTTCTAAGCATCGGCTTCACCAAGGAAGAAGCAGCCAAAAAGCTTGACATCAAGGTGTCAAGTCTTGAGCGAAATCTTGACCGGGCGAAGCGGAGAGGACTTTTGTGAGTCGAACAGTTTCAACCATAGCAATCAGCTCCGTTCTGATTGTTCTGTTGTTTATTTTGAGCATTACTAATGGCTTTCTGCCAGCAATGAAATCACAACCAGTTCAAATCATTACTGTGCAGGAAGCTGTGACTCTTACCGATAAGCAGAAAATCAATCTGTTTATCAGTGAGTTGTTAGACAAAAAATCCGGTCAATGTCTGAAGAACATTCTTCAGGCAGAAAGCCATTTCAACCCCAAGGCTAAAAATCCCACATCAACAGCCAAGGGCGTTGGACAATTACTTGAGCAAACATACAAAAACCTTGGGCTGAAGCATTCGGCTGATCCGCTTGCACAGGTTGTCGCCGCCATCGCTTATGGTTCCCGTCATTACAACGGAAACTTTTGCAAGGCGTGGAAAATCCATCAAGCGAAAGGCACTTGGTAAAACAAACGAAAGCAGGGGAAAATGGGAATCGAACACGATTTCAAAACGGTTG